GAAGGAGTAAAGATAGAAGTATCTTGCGATGTACTTAGAATTGAAACTGACAATCCTGCGACCCATCCTGACGACCCCAACCAATTAACCATTACAGAGTATTGGTGTAAAAACATCAATAAATTAAAGATAAACGGATTTGAGTTGGGAATTTACAACCATAAGACGTTAAAAGAAATTGAACGATTGGTGGAGGAACAATTAGAAGAAAATCCTGATTTATTTGAAGGATAGTATATAGCGTTTTTAAGCACAATATTAATTAGTAAATAAAAAATTATGATTAGATTTTTAGAAATAACAGGAGTTTATCTCGATGACAAAAAAAGTTTTGCATTTTACAACACAGTAACGGATAGATTATTAGACTTTGATGGTAGTCAAGTTTTTGATGATTTAGAAGATTTTGACTTATGCTATACTTCAAATTGTGGTTATGATTATGATAGGTTAATTAGATTAATTCCTTCGGATTATTTTTCTGACGACTCCAACCAAGCTGACGCATAACTAATTGGTAAAATAGATAAAACTAAATATTAATTATGCAAATAACAGTTAATTAGAATTTAAAATGTCAAACAAAGAACAAAACGGCTTTTTTGCCAATACTATGGCAGCGGAAGTGCTTCCTGATTGGATGAACAATTGTCCATTAGTTTCGGGATGGTGTAGATACAACGGCAGAGTTTTTTTTGCTGATTTAAACTATGAGGAAAGCGAAAAGGCACAAAAGCCAATATTTGATTTAGCCTATTGTGCCACAAAAGCAATGAATAATATTTACTTATTAAGACGTGAATGGGATTCGAAAAAATTCTGTCGTTGGAGTAATAACTCTAATTGGTAGCACAGCATTTTTGCTAACGGAATTGGGCTAAACGCAGTAGGATGACAGCAGCACAGCAGATAAGATGGAAGCGACAGACGGTAAATGTGCATTACCTTATGTTCATAGCAGGACACTCCCTATTGCGTTTTAGCCTATGTTATATGAAGTGCCGACTTATTTAGCACAAAACTTGAATTGAAACGATAAACAGAAAAACAAAAACAAAAAAAGCGATGGAAGAATATAAAAAAATACCTAATAAAAAGGTTTCAGATTTTGGGAAAAGATTGAGAGATAAATCCAAAATAGAAGACCGTGAGTTTATAAAAAAACAACAAATATCTTTAATTAAAGCAAAAAAAATAATAGTAAGATGAAAACAGCAGTAGATTGGTTAATTGAACAATTAACTCCTTCAATATCGTTGCAACAAAAACATATTGATAAATTAAAAGAAAAAGCAAAAGAAATAGAACAGTTACAATTTAATAAAATGACAGAGGCATTTATAAAAAACAGAGAACAAACAAGACCATTAGTATTTGAAAATGGTTTTTTTGCTGGATTTGAATATGCTTTAAAAAGTTCAGAAGATTATTACGAGAAACTTGAAAAAACAAAATTTGCAGATGATGACTTCACAAAAGATTACCTGCAAGAAAAAAGTAATGAAATTTATAATGAAAAATTTAACAAATAAATAAAATGGCAGACGAAAGAGATTTAAAACACTTTGCTGAAATAGCAAACGAAAACAAACCAAAATTCAAGTTTGAAAATTCAATGCAACTTGCTTTGGTTTTAGATGTGAAACACAATGAACTGATGAAGTTTTATTGGTATTTAGAAAATCAAATAGTTAAAAGAAGGCATTTGATTAGATGCTGTTTAGTTGTTACTGATGAGGGAAACGACTTTATAAAAGATATGTCAGATGCTTTTATACTTGCTGCATTTGTTCATTTTGGTAAAAAGAATAGTTTAACCATAAATGATTTTTAAAAGTGCGGTGGCTTTTTTCTTTTTGTTTTTCCTTCACGGAACTTCAATTGGAAACAGTCAGCAAGGCATTTCATATAACGGTTTGCATATACGAAGGCAGGGGTTAGAATTACTAAACTTTCAATTAAAAACAGATGACAAATAGAAACACAAACGCTGAAATTTTGCACAGAAGCCCTGCTTTTGTATATGCATTGTTGCCAGCAGTACTTTTAATTTTTACGATATGAATGTATTATCTTTATTCGATGGTATGAGTTGCGGACAAATTGCACTTGATAATTTAGGTATCAAAGTAGATAACTATTTTGCAAGTGAAATTAAAAAACACGCAATACAATGCACAAAAGACAATTTTCCAAATACTAAACATATCGGAGATGTAACAAAAGTGAAAGGCCAAGATTTACCAAAAATAGATTTATTGATTGGAGGAAGTCCTTGTCAAGATTTTAGTAGAGCAAATAGTGTAAGAGATGGTTTAAAAGGAATGAAATCAATGTTATTTTATGAATACATTAGGTTACTTGAAGAAACTAAACCAACTTATTATTTACTTGAAAATGTAATAATGGACGATTTAGGATATAATACTATTTCTGATTTATTAGGAACTGAACCTGTACGATTAAATGGGGCAAGAGTTTCTGGAGCTTTAAGAGATAGATTGTTTTGGACTAATATTGGGCCTGAAAGTTTTGATTTGTTTGGAAACAGAAAATGTGCAATACCACAACCAAAAGACAAAAAAATAACATTAAATGATGTTTTAGAATATGGTTACTCTGACAAACAAAAACATACTTGTTTAAATACAAGTTGTGGCCGAGATGCAAATCAAAGATATATGCTTCATAGATATGCAACTACTGGAATGACAACTATAATTTATACAGATGAAACGATGGACGAAAGTAAAGGTGTAAGATATTGTACTCAAACTGAATTAGAAAAATTACACAATATACCTTTAGGATATACAAGAAACTTAAATAAGGCGCAAGCTGGCAACTTAATAGGCGATGGTTGGACTGTTGGAATAGTAGAACATATCTTCTCGTTTATGCGGTCTGTTTAGTATTGCTGGCAACTAATCTGTAAGAGCGATAAAACTAAATATTAAACTTTTAAAAATATGCAAGAAATAGAAATAATAAAAGATAAAATGGAAGCGTTAGCCCATCAAATTATAGCGGAACGCAATGGTTCTGTGGATAGCCAAACATTGCTATTAAAAACAATGTACAGCAATAACAAAAAAAGAAGGGAATTAGAAATTAAAGAATTAATGAAACAAAAATGAAACAGCAAACAAAACAAGAATTAACAGAAAAGATTTTAGAATTAGAGGGGTTATTAGCCCAATCAAAAGTATCGCTACAAAAAAATATTGATTATTTTGTAGAATTAACATCTAGCATAAGGGGAAAAATGGTTACAGCTAGTGAAAACAACCGATTATGCGCTAAACGCTGCAAGGCGCTAGAATTAACAATAAAGGAATTAGAAAGTAAGTTAAATAAGCCTAAAATTAACTTTATTAAGAATATTTGGAATAGATATGTTAGACCTAATAAATAAATACCTTTTAGACGGTGAATGGTTTTGGGATGAATCGCAGAAATATGATTTTAGAGAATTGTATTATGATTTATTTCAAGAATCATTTGGCCAATCTGCTAGGTGTTGGGATAAAGCAATTAATAAGGTAAGTAAACAAATTGAAATAAATAGTAAATTTGTATAATAATAAATTTTAATACGCCTTGATACGCTATGATACGAAAAATAATAATAACGACAGACGGTATATATTTTAAGAAAGTAAAATATGAGAATGTTAAACTTTCGGAGGTATTTATTACTCGCGATATGGCAGTTGATTGGATTGAAAAAACAAAAAACAATATAATACAAATATGTGCAGAAGGCGAAACAGTAACTCTTACGCCTGATGAATATTTGGAGTGCTGTTTTGTAAATAACGAAGACGAACAAATCGACTTGATTAATTACACTTTAAAAAGAATGCAAAATGAGCAAAAAAGATAAAATAATAACAATATGTTTAGTGGTAGTTTTGATAGCATTGAATTGTTGGGTAATATTTACTAACTTATAAAAATAAACTATATTTGTAATAATATGACACCAAAAGAACTAAAAGTCTTTCAATATATGTGCAAGCACGGCAAAGACGGGATGACAGGGATAGAAGTGTTTACTAGATACATTTATAAAGAGTTTTATAACCGTAAATTCAACGTAAGTGACCACCACAAAGCTATTTGGCAGAAATTACAAGATGTTGTAGACGGCAAATGTAACAGGCTTATAATAAATATTCAGCCACGATTAGGTAAAACAGAAATAGCCGTAAAAATGTTTATTGCTTACGGCCTTGCAATGAATCCTAAAAGCAAGTTTATACACTTATCTTATTCAGATGATTTAGCTTTAGAAAATAGCGAATTTGCAAGGGATTATGTTAAGTCAGAGGCTTTTCAATCTATTTTTCCAAGCGTAATTATTAAGAAAGATAGCGACAGTAAGAAAAAGTGGTACACAACCGAAAGTGGTGGTGTTTATGCTACTGCTGCGGGTGGTCAGGTAACGGGGTTTGGTGCGGGAATTGTGGAAACTAAAATAGACCATTTAGAGGGAGATGATTTTTTAGCTGCTATGGCTGCATTAGGCGAAAATCTATTTGGTGGTGCAATTATTATTGATGACCCGTTAAAGCCTGATGATGCTGATAGCGAAATTAACAGGGAAAGGGTTAACGCTAGATTTGATAGCACTATTAGTAACCGTATAAATAGCCGCAAAACACCAATTATTGTAATTATGCAGCGTTTGCACGAAAGAGATTTGTGTGGGCATTTACTAGCAGATGAAGGGTGGGAATTGCTTTGTTTGCCTAGTATAAAAGAAGACGGTGAAGCTATTTACCCGCATTATCAAACTAAAACCGAATTATTAAAAATTAGGGATAAAAACCCAATAATATTTGAACGTCAGTATATGCAAAACCCTAAACCAATAGAGGGAATGATGTACCAATCGCTGAAGACTTACGACACAATACCAATAACAACTAAAAGGGTTTATAAAAACTATACCGATACTGCCGATATGGGTAGCGATTACTTGTGTTCTATAAATTATATTGAAACAGAGATTGGTTGCTACATAACAGATGTATTATACACTAAACTAAGTATGGATTCAACTTGCGGAATGTTAGCTAAAATGTTATTAGCTTTTGACAGCAAAGGAAATCAGAAAATAGCACGAATTGAATCAAACAATGGTGGTAGAATATTTGCAACAAACGTAGAACGCGATTTAAGGCTATTAGGTGACGGCAAAACTAAAATAACGTGGTTTCATCAAATGGGCAATAAACAAGCCCGTATAGCGAACGCTAGGTATGAAGTAAGCAATTTAATTTACTTTCCTACAGGTTGGGAACACAAGTTTCCTAATTTTTACCTTCATGTAACAAGCCACAGGGCTGAAGGGCAAAAGAATCAAGATGATGCTGCGGATGCTTTAACGGGAATGATAGAGGATATGAGTAAAAAAATAGGTAAAATAATGGCGTGGTCGCTGAATTAATGGTATCAATAACGATAAATAAAAAGACTTACAAAGGTTGTGAAAATTGGGGCGAAATGCCTTGCAGTTTAGCTTCGGCTATTTTTAGTGTACCAATGCCCGAAACGCTGAAAGAATACTACAAAGTATCTATAAGCGGTGATGAAGCATTAATAAATAAATATTTGTTAAATATTCCCGATACCGACCAATTTAAAACATTTCCTGAATATTACGGCAAAATAATACAGTTAATGTACGGTATGTCAGATAAAGAAGTTGATAAAATACCTGTATTAAAAAGATGCTTGATTTACGAAAAATACTGTATGGTTTTTGTGTTAGGACTTCATTGGTCGCCTAATATGGAACATATTGATATTACCGAAATAGAATGTGACGGTGAAACGCTTATTATTCCCAAAGAAAGGATTGTTTTAGGCGTAAATGTACCTTGTCCTGATGAAAATACAGAAACATTTGCAGAGGCGGCTGATTTAGCATTAAATTACGATAGATTCAAAGGCGGCAAGTATGAAGTAGCCCCAAACCTTATTTCTATATTTTGCAGACCAAAAGGCGAAGTTTATAATTCAGTAAAATCGCTAGAACGGGCTGAAAAGCTAAAAGACGTAAAAATGGACGTAGTTTGGGAGGTTTTTTTTTGCTTGAACGAATTTTTACTCATGCGAGAAGTACGCGACCTCACATTTTTAATAAATCAGGCGGAATCAAAGAAAAAATGGCAGCACAGACTTCGGGCATTTCTTCGTTTGGGTGGTACGGAACAATATTAGATTTGTCTAAAGAATATAAAAGTATAGAATATATAAAACTTTTAAATATGTGGGATTTTATGGATATACTTAATAGAGAACAAGCTAATAACCAATACAAAGAATTGTTATCTAAATAATGGCAGACGATAAAATAATATTAGACGGCCTTCAAGATATAGTTGACATCATAGTAAACGAAGGCAAGGCTAGATTAATACAGCAAGGACACGTTGCTTTTGGTGAAGGTATAAATTCGCTCGATACAATAGTTTTTAAGACCGTAGACGCATTTGTAGGGCAAGTTTATGGTAAGGGTTACTTGCTGTCGCAAGATGCGGGTATAAGACCTGAAAACTACGCTAAAACAAATAGCAATAAAGGCTTAATAAAAAGATTAACAGATTGGATTAGGCAAAAGAATATTGTTATTGCAATGGTCAAGAAAAATGGGAAGCCGTTGTCACCTAGTAGGCAAACAGCAAAGAATTTAGCTTACGCCATAGTAAAAACACACAAATTAGTTGGAATGCACAGTTATAATAAGCAGCGCGACACCTCTAAGCAAGGTTGGTTAACAGATACAGTTACTGCTAATCAGGCCGAAATAAGGGCAATAATAGAAAGTGTAGGCTTTAAATATTTTGATAGTATAATAGAAAGTGCTGTAAAAGAATTTAACAGAAACAATAAATAAGTGTTAGTTTTGTATTAATTATGGCGATAACTTCATTACTTAGCCCAAGTATTCCTGTTTCATCTAAAACCCCAATAATATTTAGGGTTACATCTAATTCAACAGATATTACAACCCAAATTCAATTAAAAGTACGTTACCGCAGAAACCAAGATGAATTTTATAAGTTAGCTGCTACACAAATACAATCAAAAGTACCATTTACAAATTATTTTGAATTTAATATTGCTTCGGTATGCGATAAATTATTAACATCTGATTATAAAGAAGGCTCTATAGAAGTGGGAACAAACGCAGAAAATTCAGCAATAAACGTAATTGTAGATTTTACTGAATATTATCCTTCATCAGCATTTGTAGCAGTTGATACTTTAAAGATAGAAGGTTTTATTGTGCAAAATACAGATTTGTACTTTACCGAAACACAAAGCATAGCAATAGGTTCACAATGGTATCTTAGTGGGGCATCTACAACTAATAAGTTTTTAACCGATTCGCCCGCAAGCCAATATTTAAGAGCAAACGAAAGAATCCAATTAGATTTTTTAACAGCTAATACTGCACATAGGATAAGAATAAGGGAATATAAAATAAACGGTAGTACATCAACCGCTAGTATAAATATGGCAACTTCCTCTTATTCTGAATATCTTTGGAATTGGCAAGTTAACCAAAATGAAGTTGTTACTATTGTCCCAAGAAACACAACTAACGAAGGGCTTATTACCACTATTGGTGCAGGAGGAACTTACAAGTACATTAGCGATGATAATGTAATGTGGGGTTCTATTTTGCAAATTAAAGATGAAACAGTAGATATTGTATTACCGATAACGCCTGTATTAGCTTCTACTATAGATATAAGAATGCGAAGTGCTACGGGTACTGCGTCTTATGATATTTATTATTTTTATGGTGGTATATGGAATAGTTCAGGGCTAGCAACAGGTAGCCTAACAACGGCATTTAGTACATTTAACCAAGCACTTCCCGCCACAGCAACATCCGTAAGAATAAGGGTATTTACCCAAAATGTTTATATAGCTTGGGCTAAGGTAAATTATACCGATAATAAAATAATATTTAAACGTGGTCAATTTACATTAGGCACATCTTATATTAATACAGATACCAAAAAATTAGAGATATGGCTTGAAAGAACTTCGCCTTCAACAGAGCAAATATCGGAAACTAAAACATTTGTAATAGACAATACACCAACCGTACAAGATACCACACGGTTTGCAGTTAAGAATAAACGTGGTGGGTTTGACCATTTTACTTATACCGAAGGTCATTCAGAAATCCTTACAGCCGAAAAAACAAGAAGTCGCAGAGAATTACCAAATACTTTTACAACTAAAGATAGGGGATTAACAGTAGATAAAGTAGTTTCTGAAAAGATATTTACTTGCTATTCTAGATATATAGAAGAAGCGGAATTGCAATGGTGGGCTACTATTATAGAAAGTGATGAAGTGTATGTAATAGTAAATGATGTTCGTTATGCAGTAGATATAGTTACAGATTCAGTAATTAGCTACACACATACCGATTTAGTGCAACTTAAAATAGATTGGACTTATGCCGTTACGAGATGATAGCAGGAATTTATAATAATGTACAAATTGACGTTACGGGGAAAATTATTGCAGTTGGTAATCAAGATTATGCCCTCGTATCAGATTTGACTGAATTATCCCAAACAACAGAAGATGAAATAATAGCATATTCATCAGGAGGTCAAGAAAATGCAACAGAATTAGTATCAAATTACAATATAGTAGAAACAGTAAACGCAAGTGGGGATAGTTGTAAATTAGATGCAGCAGTTATCAATAATGTAAGAGAGGTATTTAATGCTACATTAACAGATATGAGTTTATATCCTGCCGATGGAGAAACTTTTGTTAATGCGAGTACAAGTTTAGGTGCTAATATACCAATAACATTAGCTAGTGGGAACGGAATAAGGTTTGTTTGTTACCAAACAGGAATTTATAGATTTTACTAAAAATGAGAAAAATAATATTAATTTTAGCAATAACAGTTACTACGTTGTCATTTGGACAAAGAAAAATACCAAGTGGAGGAACATTAAACCAATATCTTAGAGTAAAAGATGCTATTAATTTAGAATGGGCTACATTAACACCATATACAGCAGGTAGAGGTATAAAAATAAATAGTTATGTAGTTAGGATAGATAGTTCAGTGCAAGTAGATTGGACAAATGGATTAAAATTTGGTGGAACATGGAGTATAAACTCAATAGGAAACACCTACTTTAATAGCGGTTTGGCTGCAACTAAATTCTCTTCTCCTAAATTGGAGTTTTACGGTAACAGCACAATGACTAGTCCAACGGATGGGAATATAACATTAGCCTATCAGTCAGGTTCTGACTTTGACAGATTGCAGTTTGGCGGAACAACAAGCAGTTATCCATCTTTACAACGCAAGGGAGTGAAATTGGTAGCAAAATTGGCGGACAATAGCGGAAACACACATCAACAAGTTAAAGATACGGTTTATAGTTCTGCATGGAATGGTAGAATAGACGTCCCTACAATGAATGCGGTGTACGATAAAGTAGAAACGCTTGTTAAGTATACCGATACTGCTACAATGCTTACAAAGTACCTTAGAAGTGCTGATACGCTTAAATTAAGACAAGCAGTAAATTTAAGGGTAAAATATACTGATACAGCAACTATGTTATCTAAGTATGTTAGAAAGGCAGATACGGCTGCAATGCTTTCACCTTACGTTTTAGAAAGTAAAGTTTATTCAGGAACTTACAGCCCTTCTGCGTCAGATTTACAAAATGTAACATCTGTTAGTTTTACAAATTGCGGAACAAGGTATATGCGAATTAATAATCAAGTTACCGTTACAGGTGCGGCTACGGTTGCTATCACATCTTCAACTACTTTAACGAGTTTTGAACTAACACTACCAATAGCATCTACATTAACAACAGGAACTTATACAGATATTTCAGGTGTTGTAACGGGTGTTGATTCGGGTTTAGGAGGAACTGTAACCGCAGAAAATAACCATGCTCAAATTACATGGAGTGCAACAGGATTAGTAAGCGGAACTTATAACATAAACTACACATATTCTTATACTATTAACTGATGGATAGTATAAGAGTATTAATAAATGACACCGAAGTAGGGTATTATAAAATAGAAGATACAGGTGTTAGTTTTACTTGGCAAGCAAAGTTAATAGATGAGATTAATAGCTTTTCAACCACTACAACTAAAACTATTACACTTCCGCTGACAAAAGAACTTGACACCATACTTAAAAGCCCTGCTGTAATAGATACCACTAATTCAGTTTCTAATAGAGAATACTTTACTATAAATATTACTTGGAACGGTATAGTAACTGTTGAAGGCTACATTAAATTACAAAGAGTTGTTATTTTAGAAAATGACGAATACATAGAATTTTCTATTGAACCAAAAGAAAAAAATTGGGTAACGCAGTTTAAAGATTTTAAATTAACCGAACTTGATTTTACTACAGGAACAAGTCAACAGCACACTTTAACTTATGCTAATATTATAACAAGTGAAACGCCACTATTAGCAACAAGGGAATATGTATATGCGCCTATTGATATAGCCGAAGTTGGCAGGTTACAGGTTTTATGGGTAACACAAGCCGCAGGGGTTACATACTTTTTTTACGTTGGCAAACAAATTGTAACAGCGGGTAATACTTTTGTGTGTAATACATACGGATTTGAAGAATCTAATTTAACACAGTATAATTTAACATTAACAGAGGATTCGAATGCTTTTTGGAATGGTCGTGGTGTATATGTTGGCAAAACAAGCGCAATTTCATTATTAAAAACAAAAGGACAAACAGGTTTTATTTGGTGTGAAGCGATAGCTTATTGGCAAGTTTCTGATTTTTATCCTTTAGTAAGACAACAAGCAATAGTAAAAAGGTGTTTTAATCGTATTGGTTACGGGGTAACAATAGTAGATAGTTCAGATTATTTTAATAATAAATATAATTATTTACATAATATTGAGCAGTTAAATAAATTAGAAGCGAATAGAGTTGATAATAATTATTTTAAAGTTAAAGTAAATTTACCTTTATGTATTACTGCTTTTATACCTGCGGGTATAAACCCATTAATTATGCCTTTTATGAATGTAACACAATACGGGTTAAAGGCAAATACAAAATATACTGATACCAACTCTAATGTTCAAGCCAATATAGATGCAGGTACAAATATAAGTAGATTTACAGCTACTGAAGCTTGCGTAATGAAATGCAAAGTTAATTACGAATTTGAAACAGGAAGCGCAAGTGCTTATTCGATGGCTATGTATATTCAAATTAGGCAATATGACAGTAGCAATATCGAAAGAAGGCAAGAAACAATTAGGGAAATACTAACATCTGATACGTCTAATGAATACGCAAGTGGAAACTGCGAATCAAATTATTTTTATATGGCATCGGGCGATTATTTAGTTTGTGTTTTAGTTGGGTCGTGGTCAGGCGGTACTGTTTCAGTATTCATAAAAGATTCATGCACTATGGAATCATTTATGTTTGAAGGGGGGAACTTTAAAAATAAAACAATAAGATTAAACGAATATTTGCCCGATGTACCCGCTTATGATTATATTAAAGACCTTAGCTTTATTAATAATTGGGAATTTTATACTAACGAAAAACTAAAGCAAGTTTACATTGTCCGCGAAGATTACAAAAAAACAGGCAAACAAATAGATTTTAAGAATAAATTAAACATATCAAACGGTGTTGAACTTGAAGAAATAGGGTTGCAATGGCCGAAGAAAAGTTACTTTAATTGGAAACAAGATGAAAACGATTGGTGTATTAAGTTTATAGAGCAAGTAACTAAGGCAAGTTTAGGAAATACTTACGAGCAATCTGAATTAGATATGGCTTGCCGATTTGGTGTAGGTGTAATAACTAACCTTAATTTATTTACTGCCGATGTACAAGAATATACAAATAATATTTATTCAGCCACTTTAGATAAATTTGACACCTCTAATCGTATAAACTTTAATACCGTTGAAATGAAAGGCGAAGAAACTTGGCCGCATTTACCAACGTGGAAACGAATTGATTACGAACCAAGATACCTAACTGTATATTTTGGTCAAACGGTTGAAACAAATGGCGTAAACGGGGTTACAGGTGTTGTTTATTCAATAGAAGGCAACTCTAACCACACAACATACCCTAAAGTTGAATTTGGCGAACCATTACATTATGGCGATGCAACAGGATTACTAAAAACTAAGTACGCTAGGCGCGAACGTGCAATTAAATACGGATGGATTTTTCGCGGAAAATTTAATGTTGATAATATTGATGTGACAGAATTTGTAGAAACTTATGAAGACAATAATTTTAGGGCAAATTACCAACTGCAATTAAAAGGCGTATCGGTAATAGGTGAATTATTGAAAGTGGCCGACTTTAGCCCAAATACAAGCGACCAAACTGAAATAGAATTTGTGATATATAGAGATGATTTGTAAAGTTAATAATAAATAATAAATGCCAACCCAAAGCCCAACCGAAAGAGAATTACTTATTGACGTACAGTTAGGTAATATTCAAGATGCCCGAAATAAATTAGGTGAAATTGTTGTAAAAATAAATCAAATAAAAAAAGGGTACAGCGAATTAAGTAGCGAATTAAAGAAAAACGAATCAATTACAGGTGAATACACCAAAAGGATAAACTTACTTAATACTGATAAATCATCTTTACTTAAAACTATTAGGGAACTAACAATAGCCCAAAGGCAAGAAACCCTAAATTTAAAGGCCGCTGATGATAGCATTATAGGAATGCGGGGTTCTTTAGCTGCTTTAAAAGATGAATATATAAGATTAGGCAAAGCGGCTAGGGAAGGTATAGGCGGAACTGATTTATTAGCTAAAATATCAAAGCTAAACGCTGAAGTTTCTAAGGCTGAACAATCAATGGGCGTTTTTAGCAGAAATGTAGGTAATTACAAATCAGGCTTTAACGGATTATCAAACTCTATAAACCAAGTAGCTAGGGAAATGCCAAACTTTGCCCAAAGTGCGACTATTGGGTTTATGGCACTTTCTAATAATTTACCGATATTAGCTGATGAAATACAAAGAGTTCGTCAAGCCAATGCTTTATTGGTTAAAGACGGCAAACCTACTGTATCGGTATTTAAACAAATAGCCACAGCCGTTTTTAGTTGGCAAAGTGCCTTGATTACGGCAATTTCTTTAAGTGTAATTTATGCAAAAGAAATAGTCGGTATCATTACAGGTACAAAGGAATTGACTGAACAAGATAAAAAATTAATAGAATCGCAAGAAGATATAAATGTAGGATTACACGAGGCTTCAAACGCTTGGGCTGCTTATAGGGGTGAAATAACAGACACAGAGGCGGCTTTGGATAACATTGCATTTAAAAATAAAATAGCCTTAGATAAAATAAGTAAAGACACCAAAACCGCTACGGAAAATATACTAGGTCTTGGTAATCAATTAAAAACAGGTTTAGCTGTATTTGCTGAAGCACCGCTAACATCTATGATAACTTCTGTAACAGGATTATTTGGCGGGAATAGTTTTGGTGCTGAAGTTAACGCTAGGGTACAAACAGAGGCATTCCAAAATGAACTAAAAGGCGACAAAGAAAAAAAACAATTACTTTTACTGCAACAGTTATCAGCTGACGCAAAATTACAAGATGCAATTAATTCCCACCTTAAAAAAATCCAAGATTTAAAGACTTCTAGCATAACAGATGAGTATAAAAGAGAAAAGCAGGCTGCTTTAGATAATTACAATAGAGCTGTAAAAGATAACGAAAAGCAAAGGGGTACGTTAGAAAAAACACAAGCAGCAAATACCGAAGCGTATAATGAGTATTTGGCTACGTTAAGAATTATAGAAATTAAGAATAATGATAAAATAGAAAAGGCTAAAAAAGAATCAAACGATAAAGCTAAAAAAGCCCAAGAGGAACACAATAAATTAATGTTAGAATTGGAACGCCAATACCGCAAAATGGTAATTGATGTTGACTTTGACGGGTTTGCGGAGGAGGTTGAAGCGGAAACGGAAAGATATAATAACGAAATAGAAGATTTTAAATTAGCTAAAGAAGAAAAATTAAAAGAACACGTTAAGGGCAGTAAAGAATATGTTCAAATAGAAACTGCTTATAATAAAATAATAGAACAAGCGTATAAGCAACACGAAGAAAACTTAACAGACATCCGTACTAAAGAGGCAAAAAGAAGAAACGATGTCCGCAAGAAGGCTGACGAGGCAGACGCTAAGTTTACTGAAGATGCCTATAAAGCGGAATTAGAAAACACAAAGTCTTTGCACGACCAAGCCGTTGCTAACGCTATTAATACTACAACCGATAAAAAGAAGTTAGGTGTAGAGTTATATAATATCGAAGTACAGGATTACCTAGATAGGATTGCACTAGCCGAAAAATACAACAATAACCCCGATGTACAAAAAGCAAATAAAGGTTTAGCTGAATTTAAACGAAAGAATCCTGCGGGAACAACAGAAAAGGGTATTAAAGAAGACCCCGATAAAATAAGAAAAGCAACTATTGACGCAGCAATAAATGCAGCTAAAGAAACCGCTGATGCAGTTAGTAAGATAAAGCAAGATGCTATTGATAGGGATTTAAAACGTGAACTAACAGCAATCCAAAGAAACGCTGATGGTCAAGATAGAATACTTGAAAATAGATTAAAAAACGGCATAATCAGCGAAAGCCAATATGCGGATGAAAAAATACGATTAAATGAAGCTACCGCTGCTGCCGAATTAGAAATCGACAGAAAGGCATTTGAGGAAAAGAAGAAATTAGATACAACTATGGCAGTAATTAATACTGCATTAGCCATAACAAGTATTTTAGCCTATGCTAAAGACGCAACAGGGGTACAAACCGCCATCCGTATTGGAACTGCAATAGCAGCAGGTATTGCTTCGGTAGCCGTTATCCAAGCCCAAAAGTTTGCATTAGGTGGTAAGGTAAACGGTAAAAGCCACGCAGAAGGAGGTGTTATGATTGAAGCGGAAGGCGGTGAAGGAATGATTAACAAAAATTCAATGCGCAGCACCCAAGTAATGCAAGCAATAGGAACACCAAGCCAAATAGCAAGTGCAATAAATATGAGTGGAGGCGGTATAAGTTGGGAAACAGGTGCAACTCTTAATAGCCCAAATAGAAATATGTTTAATAGTAGGTCAGAAAATAGCACTATAACTTATTCGCAAATGGCAGGATTAATGCAAGAATTAAAGAACGGTATTAACAGCAAAAAGGTTGTAATTTTGGAATCAGAAATAACTAAAACACAAAATAAAGTAAAAGCCTATGAAACATCAGGAAGATTCTAATTTAATAACTTTTGTTGAGCAGAAATTTATATCTCTGCAATTGTCATCCGTAACTGAAGATTTAAGACCTATTATAGCCTCTTACCTTATTCCCGTAATTAGTAAAAAGATAATACCATACGAAAGTATGAGGGATTACTGTATTGTAAAACTGCACGAAAAGTATTTAATAGCAAATAAGCAAAGCGTAAAAGATACTTTGATTGATTTGGAGATTGATTTTGAGGTAAGTTCTAGGCAAATAAGAAGGATATTACAAAAGAATAGATTGTTTTAATGCCACCTTATGACATTACCGCAATAGGGGTAAATGTAATTTTGTGTATATGTTTATTATACACGCCCAAAAAAACAACGTAACTGAAATTGATATTTTCGGTGACATTGGCGAAGATTACTTTGCACAAATGATGGGCGAGGATGAAAATACCATTAAGTCTATTAAAGAGCAGCTTGATGAAATTAGCGGTGATATTATTGTAAACATCAGTTCTCTAGGTGGAAACGCATTTGAAGGAATGGGAATCCACGATTTACTAAAATCTTATAACAAAGGCACAGTAACTACCAAGATTATTGGCGCTACTGCTTCAGCGGGAACATTTATAGCCTTAGCGGGCAGCCCTGTTCAAATATCAGAAAACGCTTTATTTTTAATACATAATTCACATACACGCGCTGAAGGCAACTCACAACAAATGCGTGAAACTGCCGATATGCTAGATAAATTTGATTCACTTCAAAACAATCTTTATTGTAAAAAAACAAAGATGAAGCCGTATGCTATTACCGAATTGATGAAAGAAGAAAAGTGGATTACGGCAGCAGAGGCTAAACTTATGGGATTTGTAGATGAGGTTTTAGTGCCTATGGAAATAGCCGCTAAATATGACAATACCAAAATAAAGGCAGCAGGATTACCCGAATTGCCTGAATACTTTTTAGATAAAAAAATGGAAAATAACGAAACTTTAACAACTAAAATTCTTGCGGCTATAGGCTTTAAGAATGATGAAATCCTAAAGGCAGATAATATCCGTCTTCAAGGTGAGATTTTAGCTTTACAAAATAAAGCACCCGAAGCAATAGACACTACACCTTTTACAACTGAAATTACTTCATTAAAAGAAGTTGTTGCAGCTAAAGCCGTAGAATCTGAAACGCTTACTATTACCTTAAACGAAATTAAAGCAGAATTAGAGGCGGCTAAATTAGAAGTAGCTAAACTTTCTGCGGGAACTGTAGTTATTGCAGCTAGCGAAGACCCTGACCCTTCAGGAACACCGCCTGCCCCTGTAGCCGTTAACCCGTTTCCTTTAAGCGAATCAGGTAAGGCTTTATTTGAGCAAGCTAAGTTTTACAGAGAAAATAAATAAACCTAAATAAATAAATAAATAAAAAATGGCAAAGTTAGCTTTAACCACTAATACCTATGCAGGTGAACCCCTAGAAGGCTTTATTGCATCGACCATCATTGAGAATGGTTCAAATGAGAGAGGGCTTTACACCCTACACACTAACGTTAAAAAACGTGAAGTTTTATTTACAGCAGATGATGTTGTTAAACTTCGCGCCCCTTCAGCTGCGTTCACCGACCAAGCTACTACCGCTGCGATTGATGAAAAGTATTTAGACCCTGTTGCTTTTGAATTTCATAAGCAAGAAGATTATTCTGCCTTAGTTGATTCTTTTTTATCACAAAAACAACC